TGCGGTGCAAAATGAGCACCCCGTCTCTCACGCCAATCTCGTTGGGGCTGTATCGACGCAAGGTCAGGTCGACTATCCCTACGCTGGTGCGGAGGGTAGTGAACTTGACCGAACGTTTACTACAGCATTTCGTATTTTGGCAGACGGTGATCAAGGTGAGTTTAATTCTATCTTACCTACGGAACTCGTTACTAATACTTTCGAGCCCGATCTCCTTACGCCGAGCGAGCATAAAGCTTATCTTCAAGCGAACAGCTACTACGAGTCGCCTTTATGGCAATTCGGTGTTGCTGGACACGAAAAGATTGGCCCCCTCGTTTATAACGCGGCACATAGTGTTAATGCTTTTTCATCAAAGTATGTACTATACACTGTGTTACGAAGTGGTTCGATATATTACCACGGAGTGATAGTTCGCAATGAGTCTTTCTGGATTGAATTTCAACCAGGCCCTTATAATACAGGGGTAGACTATAACGTGAATGATGTCTTCAAAATTAGACACGTTCTTGTTTACAAAGCGAATTATGTCCAATCATCATCGCCAAACGGGACAGTAGGTTACACCCCAGCAATGCAGGCGCTATACAACGGCGCCTCGCTGACACTGGGATATCCCGTTCTCAGTGGTGGAATCGTCGCCGTCGATCGGTATTGCGAGCCTTGGCTCGCTACAGCCGTCGATGTCTACGCTGCCCACCACTTCGTCGGCTACGAAGGGAGTAAGTTTTACCTTACTCATGATAAAACCTTCAGAGCCTTCGAACAATTCGTTTCTGCCAACGCTCGTGACATGTACCCGCTAGGGGTTGTCGCAGCACGCGATGCGGTCGATGAAGCCGCTGTCGCACTAGGTATCAACCAATTGGAGTCGTCCCAGGATTTCTGGGGATTGCTCACAATAGTTGATATAGTACAACTGCTTGCAGCGGCTAAGACGTTGAAGATCGACCAGGATTTTATCTGGAACGTCCTTGATGTCCTAACCAATGCTCGTTTGATGTACTCTTACGCAGTTAGCCCTACAGTCGATGACTACCAAACCATCGTTGATAAGGCTATGGAGCTTAAGGATGCTTGGCGCAGGTTTACGCACCCGTCAACTATTGTTGGCAGTGTGCGCTTTACCCCATCTGACAAGTTTAGCGACATGGATGTTTCCATCCTAGTTCGCGCGACTATCAGGTTGGGTATACAACCCGACGCTTTGCTTTCTGTGCTCCCTGTGTATGCTGCTGGTTTTCTACCCACGCTGTCGACGCTTTGGGAAAATATCCCCTTCTCGTTTCTCGCCGATAAGTTGTTTCCAACCGGCAAGTTACTTGATAGTTTCGACAGCACTTACCTTCTCCAGGCC